GCTTAACATTCTTTCCATGCCCTCACGGGTCTTTTTAGGAGCTTCAAATGTTTATCGACTTCGTTATCCTACCCTCCGAATTCCACGACACCACGATTAGATTTATGTGCGAAACCGAAGCGGCCCAGCGTCGTTTCGATGGCGCAACTGTGGTCATCGTGCGCAAATCCACAGCTCCGGCGATGGCCGAGAAGCTCGAATCCGAAGGCTTTGTGGTGAAAACAGCATGAACCGCGAACCTTCCGACCTCATCCTAGCTTTGGCGGCAGTCTGTATCGCCGCAATTTTGTATCCATTGCTCTGGGTAGCAATGGCTATTTTTTAATGCCCTCTGGGTCTATGAAAGGAACTATGAATCTAACCCTCATCCTCGCAGCAGCCATATTTACCGCCAGCGTGTACGTTGTTTATACGTCCGGCGAATCGACTGAACCAGCATTGCCCAGCGGCAAACCGCAGCTTTTCGGGTGACAACATGGATCAGGAATATTACGAAACAGTCCAACGACAACAAGAATACGAGGAAACCATAATGAATGTTTACAAAGCGATCAACGCAGTACAAGCCGATTTAGCCACCGTCGGCATTACTAAAGACCGGCGCAACCAGCAGGGTTCCGGCTACAACTTTCGCGGCATCGACGACGTTTACAACACCATCGCCCCGCTATTGGCAAAGCATGGTTTGTGCATCTTGCCGCGGGTTCTCAGCCGCGAAGTAACTGAACGTGTCAGCCAAAAAGGTGGCGCTTTGTTTTATGTCACAGTTGAAGTTGAATTTGACTTTGTGGCCGCTGAAGACGGCTCCAAGCATATTGTCAAGACTTTTGGCGAAGCTATGGATAGCGGCGACAAAGCCACCAACAAGGCTATGTCGGCGGCTTATAAATACGCCTGCTTTCAAGCGTTCAGCATCCCAACCGAAGCCGATAATGATGCCGATTCCAGCACTCATTTAGTAACGGTGGTGGACATTACCGACCACTTATCAGCTATCGAGGCAACCGCCAGCAGCGACGAACTGGCGACAGTTTTTAAAGCAGCAGTCGAGGCTTGCGGCAATAACCAGCATTTATTGGCGCAAGTAATCGCAGCAAAGAAATCCCGTGTTGAACGCGCTAAAAAGGAAAAAGCAAATGGATAACATCGAACAACGCAGCGAAGATTGGTTCGCTATCCGGCTGGGCAAAGCGACCGCCAGCAACGTACACAAAGTCTTAGCCAAGACCAAAACCGGATACGGCGCTGACCGTGCAAATTACATGACCCAGCTTGTGCTGGAACGTGTGACCGGCACCAAAGCAGAAGGCTATACCAACGCCGAAATGCAATGGGGTATCAATCAGGAACCCTTCGCACGGGCCGCATACGAAGCCGCCAGAAGCGTTTTGGTGGACGAAGTGGGTTTCCTACAGCACCCGACCATTGAAATGGCTGGTGCATCACCCGATGGCTTGGTGGGCAACGATGGCATGGTCGAGATTAAATGCCCCAGCTCTAAGACCGCGCTCGAATGCTGGCTGGCCGCTGATCCGGTGGAATCCAAGTATTTCGCCCAAATGCAATGGCAAATGGCCTGCGCTGGCAGGATTTGGTGCGACTACGTTGTGTTCGACCCACGGATGCCTGCCAAAGCGCAGTTGTTCGTTCACCGGGTCATGCGCGACGATCAATGGATCAAAGCCACCGAAGTTGAAGTGAAAAAGTTTTTGGCAGAAGTCGATGCCAAAGTTGAAGCGCTACGCAAAATTATTGGAGAATAAAATGTCAAAAGTTCTTAAAGAAATTAGCTGCATCGTTGGCACCTACACTAACGCGCAAGGCCAGCAGAAAAACCGCTACCAGCGGATCGGCTCGGTCATTGCCACCCGCAACGGCGAAATGCTCAAGATTGACGTTATCCCGCTAAAAGAGGGTGGCTGGGATGGCTGGGCCTACATCAACGATCCAAAGCCCAAAGAAGGTGGCCTGACGGTGCCGCAACGCCAGCCGGTCGATTTTGATGATGACATTCCGGACTTTAGCTAATGAACGCCGCGACCTTTGAGAAGTCAGACCGGCTTCAGCGCGTGTACAAACTGCTCAAACGGGGTGGCGAGTACACGACGCTGGATATTATCCAACGCGCTGGGGTGTGCGCAGTCAACAGCATCGTCAGCGAACTACGGCAGCATGGCTACCAGATAACCTGCCAGCGCCGTGCAAACAAGTGGTTTTACCGCTTATTGCGCTAGCTCAAAGTGCGGCCCGTCGATGAATACTCGGCGGTTTTGCTGGCGGCACAGATCGACGTAATTATTCTGTGCCGCTTGCATTGTTCCCGGCCACTTGGCTATGTTTGGCACCGACCAAGCGCCGCCCCATCGAATACCCACGCCGACCTTTAATGCGCCTTCCTTTACCGCATCGGCGATGTCATCGTATAGGTTCAGCTCCCAGCTAGGCCGACTGCCGATATAGGCCATCAGATCGACCGCCTGACCGCTTAAATGCCTACTGTTAAGCGTCTGGCTGGCACCCTGCTTCACCAGCTCACGCTGCCGTGCCATCGTGCGAACGCCCTCAATAACTGCGAAATCGACTTTGGTGACGGTAATAGCGTATTGAACGACCTCGACCAACTGCGGATTAACGCCGGTCAGCATCTTGACCGAACGTGGCGATAGCTTGAATGTCATCCCTTAGTCACTACCCCGATCAGACCCGCCACAGCCAGCCCAGCGCTGACAATCGCCTCGGACAAGGCTGGTGCCAACGGTACGCCCAACGCAGTCAACAGCAGGGTAATGCCGCGCCATGTCGATGGCTCTCTTGCGCGATCAAGAATATAGGCTTTCATGGTGGCCCCTTTCAATGTTTACCAAAAAACGACATGACATAGCCTGCCGCTGCCGATGCTGCCGATACGATAGACATACCGACCCAGAACCCACCACGCCCTTGATTGGCTAAAGCAACCAAGTGTTCGAGCTGGGTTTCCATCTTGTCCATTTTCTTGTCCATTACGTCAAACCGGCGTTCGTAGTCCTGTACCTTTTGCCAGAGTACGCCGTATTTAACTGGATCGATTTTGTCCTCATTCATTTCGAATTCCTGCGCCCGGTTTTAATGCTCGTTGCGTTTCTTTAGCGGCGGCTCTCCGCGCCCTAGCTTCCATAACAGCCGACCCGATCTGCGCCCCCGGTACTGCGATGTTTAATGATGCTTCCGCAGCACGGCCAACAGTTGCTTTCGCTCGTTCAGCCAATGCGCTGACAAATGTGTTGGAATGGTTGCCAAAGTATCCTGCTGGCTGCGCTTGCGTATATTTCCCGACAGCACCAATCGTTCTTAAACGGCTGGCCGATTCTGGATCAAAAATCAGCGACAATTTATCACTTTTGTCCAATGCGGTTAGTGCGTTGTTGTAGCCCGATTGCTTGAAATTGCCGCCAGCAGGCACACCGCGCTCACGCAAATGATTGATGACACCCGCAGCCATGTGTTGCCGTGAAGCATCATCCAAGTGCGATAGCATGGTTTGAATGTTTTTGTTGATGCCGCCGATGACAAACTTATCGACAAATTTTTCAGGTGCAATTTTGTTGTCAACCACAGCGCGATAGGCTGGGTCTTTTTCAAGCATTTGAAAACGATCCCGCGCTGCTTTTCGTGCCTGATCTGCCAGCGGCTTCAGTTTTTTCGCACCTTCTTGTAACGGCAGCTTTTCCAGTTCTTCAATCATGTAACCCGCTGCCGTGCGCACGTTGCCATCAGGCGACGTTCTAGCGATTTGACCCAAGTTCCTACGCAACGACAAGAAATCCTCGAATGTCATGGCGTTTTCACTAGCCAGCCGTTCTAGTTCTTTGAACTGCGATGGCGGCGCATCGTTTGACAACAATTCCTTTTTTAATTTTGTTTGTACATTTTTCAACAACAAAGGGGCATCAACTGGGAATTGACCGCCAGCAGCGTCACGCAACGCTTTATATTTGGCATCGATTCCCACGTTTAATTTTTCATCTAATGTTTTGTACGCATCAATAATTGCTTGACCGTTATCCATCGTTCGCGCACCAAAAGCATCAGGCGATGCGATGTCTTTGGTTTCGTCAATAGCATCAATCAATCGTTGGTTTTGCTCGTTTAGTCGCGTGGCGATTTCTGTGTCACGACCGCGACGGTTCATTTCGTTGGATAGCTTAATTGGGTCGCCTACGGCTTGGCCTTCGGTCAATCGAACGCCAATAGAATCAGCTTCAATCTGACGTTGCAACGCTGACAAATTAACTTTGTCCGATGGGATTCTTGAAATCTCTGCGCGTAGCTCTGGGCTGGCAACAGTCAACGCTTGCCGCACCGTCATGGCATCAGGCACCGCAGCAGCGCCAACGCTTGCGCGACCACCTGCCATCGTCGGCTCGACGCGCCCTTCCATCGTTGGCTCTACCCGCGCTGTCGGCGGCTTTGGTTCCGGCTTGACCGCGCCAGCAATCATTCTGGCTTCAGATACCAACGCTTTACCCGCAGCAGGCGCAGCCAAACCCGCTGTTGCCATCATGTTTTCAATGTCGGCTTTAGGCAGGCCGGTGTTGCGGCTTAACCAATCCGCGCCTTTGCTGACGTTCTCGCCGATAAACTTCATCAACTGCTGGCTGGCTTCGCCTTTGTATTCTGGCGTTTCAGTTACGCCCAACGTTTGACCGACCGGCTGCGTGTACGGCTCGACAAACTTTTTATATACGGCAGCACGGCCACGCTCGGCACGACCCGGCTCGACCAGCCCAAGCGCTTCACCAGCTCGAACACCCGCATAGCCTATTTCAGCGGCAGCAGTACCCGGCAGCGCTTGAATGCCGCCCAATACGGTATCAGCTAAACCAGCCCCAGAGCGCAATAGGCGTTCGCCTAGACCAGCAACTTTGGGTTGCGCGGTAGGTGCAGCAACAACAGGGGCGGCAGGGGCAGGTGCGGCAGCAGAAACGACAGGCGCAGCAACAGCAGGCTGTCGCAAGTCAGCAGGCAATGTTCCGATTTCGCGGTTGATGGCGCTTAGATTGGCTTCCTCGCGGCGACGATCTTCGCCAGCCAATTTTGGGTTAGCCAATCGATCAACAATAGATTGACGCTCTTGCAGCAAAACATCAGCACGACCACGCTCACGCTCTGCTGCGCTACTGCTCATGCGCATACCGCGATCAGGCGCTGTGCCTTTTGGTTCTGATGATTCTTGATCTAAAACAAAATCAGCAAATGATCGTGTTTTACCTGCTGGTTTTGCTTCAGCTTTTTTAGGCTCGGCTTTTGTTTCCTCAGTACGCTCTAAAAAATCGGCAAATGTACCCATTACGGTATCACTCCCATTTGTTTTGCTTGCTTGGCCTTAAATCTTAGCTTTGCTTGTTCATTTGGTGTCATTGCGTTGTACATTTTTTTGTACTCGGCATCATCCAAATCTAAAAACAAGCGCGGGTCGGCAATTGCATCAAATTGCAGCTTGCGGTTAAAGTATTTAGCTGGGTCATTTTCAGCCCCACCCATGTAACGCGCTCTAGCAATGTTCATTTCTTCAATACTTATCAACTGATTCGTAACCCTGACAATACCTTCTTTAGTCATTTTATTATTTGGGTTTGCAAATCGCGCAATCTCTCGCGCAGCATCCGTATTGCCACCAGCCAACGCCAACAAATTAGTGTTTTTAAGCAATTCGTCGGTTGTTGCAGTTTCCATTTCATACGCAGGAATGCCAATCATTTGTGCAAAACTTGCAATCATCTGGCGACGTTCAGCGGTCGGCCCAGTAAACGCATCCGGTGCAAGT